CCCAGGGCGCAAGTCCTGACGGCTGGACGGGAATCCTCCTGGCATCGCTCCGGGCTGAAACTGACCGCCAAAGTTCAATCCTCTTTGCTATCGACTACGAAATCGGAGTGCTGGAGTTTACGAAGGACGAACTGCAAGACTACTTCAAAACCTACTTCAAACCTATCTAACGATGAACAATTTTGACATCACCGACATAGAGGCCCTGTTCTCTGCCGAGGTTCGCAAACTTGGTTTGCCCCGCGTCTGGAACAACCGCCCGAAGGCGATTTCCGATGACATTTCGGACTTCGTTGTTGTCCGTGTGTCGGGTGGCATCACCGATAGGGCTGCATACGGAGATTTCCGCGTACTCGTTTACCTGGTCGCCCGCGACATTAAGGAAATGAAGAACGCCAAGAAACTCTCCGTTATGCAGAAGAAGGTTGAAGGTCTGCCCTTGTGGATTGATCCGCTTCTGATAAACGGAAAGCCCCGCATCATAGGCGATACTGCGGATGACTTCGGATTCCATACGCGCATACTTAATTTCAAGGTATTTATAAAATCCAAATAAGCTATGGCTACTCTTACTCACGCAATGCTTGACGATCTGCACATCGGCAACGCATCCCTTTCGCTCAAAGCCTACACCCCCGGTGGTGTGGATATGTCTTTGGGTATGGACTTCTCCAATGCCGACCAGATTTTCACCCTTGAAGGCTCTTTCAACCTGTCCTACGATGACCCCTCTGGAACCGACATCAAAATCGACCAGCACAAGGAGGTCATTGACACCCAGATTGACAAAGGCGGCAATTGGCGCATGACCGGCAACATCCCCTCCGTTGCCTCTGCCCTCTTGCAGTATTTCTTCACCGAAGGTCTGGCTATCCCCGCTGGTACTGCTTCTTCTCCGAAGGGTGTCACCGGCGCTGACGGCGCTTTCTACACGGGCCAGGGTTTCCTCGCTACTCCCGAAACCATTGAGGTTTCCGTCCTCGTGGAATCCGAGAGCAAGAACACCGCCATCCTCTTCCCTCATGTGAAGATGATCGTGACCCCCGTCAAGAAAGACGACAACACCAACCCCGCTTACCTCTCCTTCGTGGGCTTCATCCTCCCGAACCCCAAGCAGAACAACAGCGCTGCCGTTGGCGACTTCGCCGTGCTGAAGGCCGCAACCGCACCTTCCGCCTAATCAGTATAAGGCGAGAACCTAAACCGAGGGGCGGGGTGAGAAGCCCTGCCCCTTTTTCATTAAACCCGCATTAGCAATGAACCAGCCCACTCTTGAACAAAGAAAAGAGTACACCGACATAGTGGAGAACACCGTGTCAATAGTACCGATTAAAGGCACAAAGAAAAGCGTCCGCATCCATTGGATGAAGCCCTACACAATTGAGCGCATCACAAAGGTGTGGATTGATAGAGAACTTGCATCCGCAAGGGTAGATGAAGGCGCAGAGGTGCTGAAAGACCTTGCAAAAGAGCCGTATTTCGCCTTCAAGGAGGCGGCCTTGATGATCCTTAACCACGACATCAAGATTCGGCTTTTCTACAACCTCTATTGGCGTTATCTGGCCTTCAAGTACAACGAGGTTCAAATGGAACCGATTATCGCGGAGGGTAAAAAAAAACTTCCGCTTATGGCTCACTACTACATTATGGCGTACTCGCTGGATATGAGGACGGATATGATGAAGATGACGAAAAAGGAAGCCGAGCAATACCGAGCCGAACTGCTCTTGGTGGAGAGTCGGCGTTCTGCAAAGACTTCCCCGAATATGGACGGCCTCGCTGGAGGCTTGGTAGGTGGGAACGGAACTTCGGGTATAGGTGCATCCTGACTTGCGCCCAAATAGAACTCATGCAGTCCGACTTGCCCCACACGCTACTGAACCGAAAGAAGAAAGGTAGCGGCGGAGGCGGTGGAAAGCCAACTCCGAGAGCCGATGATCCGGCCTTCAAGAAACAGGAAGAAGCGGTACGCAAGGCCCTTGAACGCCGGGCAGCGAAACAACGGGGAGAAGTCCCCTACACTATGACTGAAATATTTAAGTAGCAACATACTATGGCAAGCATAGACTCCCTCAATTTTGAGGTCATACTGAACGACACCAACTTTCGGACTACGATTGAGGCAGACAAGAAACTCGCACAGGGTTTCAACACGGAACTTACCAAGTTCCTCTCCGTCCGTCCTCGCGTAATCGTGTCTAAAACGGGCGTAGACAACGCTTCGCAGTTGCTTGGGTATCTCACCCAGATTCAAAGCAGAATGGCGAATATGCCAAAAGGAGCGTTCCTTGTGGGCGATGCGAACCAGCTTAACGCCACGCTCCAGCAGATTCTCCCGAAACTCGACCAGATGATTGCCAAGACGGGTTCTGCGAAGAACGGATTTGCGGGTATCAATTCCACCCTTTCGGGGACAAACGCCCTTCTGCGGACTCTCTCTCAACTGACGGGGGCCGCGTTCTCCGTTGTTGGCATCCGCCGTTTCCTCTCGTCCCTTCTTGACATCACGGGGCAGTTTGAGGTGCAGCGAATGGCGCTCCGCAATATGCTTCAGGATGTAGACGGAGCAGACAAGATTTTTGAGGACTTGTACCGATTCTCGTCCGACTCCACCTACCGCTTCTCGGAACTCGCAAAGTATGCCAAGCAGCTTGCCGCCTTCAACATTGACAAGAACGGCCTTTTGGAAACCACGAAGATGCTCGGCGATGTGGCATCCGGCGTAGGCGTGTCTATGGATAGGATTATCCTTGCCTACGGTCATGTGAAGTCCTCCGGCTTCCTCCGCGGCATCCAACTGCGTTCCTTCTCGCAGAATGGCGTTCCCGTGCTGGACGAACTCGCCAAGATGTTCTCCGAGTTGGAGCATCGCGCCGTTTCTCTCGGTGAAGTGTTCGACAAGATGACGAAGCGCGAGATTCCGTTTGAAATGGTGGAGCAAGCCTTTAAGAATATGACCTCCGAGGGTGGTAAGTTCTACCAGATGCAGGAGATATTGGCAAAGACTCTCGCGGGTCAGATGAACATCTTGAAGGGCCGCTGGGAGAATATGTTGGCCGCACTCGGTCAGGCCAACTCCGGCCCGATCAAGGATATGGTTGCTGGCGTTTCCAACCTCATTGCCAACTATGAGAATGTGGGCCGTGTGCTGAAGGAACTGATTATCACCTTCGGCGCGTACAAGGCCGCACTATTCGTTGTGACCGCCGTTAGCGAGGGCCTGTTCGCCGCCTCTTTCAACCTCCTTCTGATGTTGGAGAAGATTGAGGCCGCTATCCTTGCCAATCCATACGCCCTTCTTGCCGCCGCTATCGCAGCCGCTGGGTATGCCCTCTACAAGTTCAACAACTACATGACGGATGCGGAGAAGATCACGCAGACCGCCAGCGAGGGCATTGACAAGTACAAGGCTTCCCTTGCCGCCGAGAATGTGGAACTTGATAGGCTCTTTGCGAAACTCAAACTCGCAAAAGAGGGTACGGAGGAATACGATAGGGCGCGTCTTGCGATTGAGAACCGCTTTGGGCCGTATCTCCAGCAGATTCGTACCGAACAGGGGCAGATTGAGAACCTTGCCGATACCTACCAACTCCTTGCAGACAAGATTAAGGAGGCTCAAAAGGCAAAGTTCCTTGAAAGCGAGTCGGATGCAATGTTGAAGGCGTTTAACGCCGCCTCCAATAACATCTATGAATCCTTCAAGCAGACCGCAAAGGTGAACAAGTGGTCTATCGACCAGCAGGAGGACATTTGGCGCTACATCGTGACGGGTGAACTTACCAATAAGGCGTACACCAAAAACCTCAAAGAAATGGGCGGCGGTACTATCGGACTTCCGGGAACCTTCCTTTACAAAGATATGGGTCGCGATGCTGAGTCCCTTCGCAAATCGTTTATGGAGGCCGCGAAAGCCTACGATGACGGAATGTCCGCCCTGGAGGATGTCTTTGGTAAACGCAAGAAAGCCGAGAGTGGCGGCGGAACTGACGATGCGGATGCCCTTGTCTATAAGATTGCCTCTATTGTGGAGGGTATCAAAAAATACGATGCCGACATTGCCAAACTTCGCGATAAGGCCAAATCCGTAGCGGGCATCACCGCGGATGAAAAGGGCCAACTCGATCAGCTTGTTGAATCCCGCAAGGAGCAGGCCGACCTCTATAAGTCCATTATGGGCATTGACTACGATAAGGAAACCCGTAAGGGTGAGTCCGCCGCAGAGAAGGCCCGTAAGAAGTCCATAAGTGACCTTAAAACGGACATTGCCCTTCTGGAGAAGTATCTCTCCATTTACCAGAAGATTGAGCCTATAAAGGGCGAAAAAACGGCAAAGTGGATGTCCGAGAACATTGGCGGTAAGCCGGAGGACTACAAAGACCTTGAAAAGCAGATTGAAACCCTCTGCGCCTCACTCCGCGAACTCGGTGACGAGGGAAAGGCCGCGGCGGATGCCGTTGAGGCCCGTCTTGGTCTTGATGCCGCCTCCCAGCTTGTCAAGAAACACAATGAGGAAGCGAAGGCCGCCGAGAAGGCGCAGAAAGCCCTCGACAAATACCTTGACTCGCTCCAAAAATGGATGGATGCCACCCAGGAGGTAACGGGTTCTGGCGTTGCCTACAAGGTCAGCAAGGCGATTGCCGATTACAAGAAGGCGCTCGCGCAGAACAACACGAAGTTCACCGATAATGTCATTCTCGGCACTAACGCCTACGCCAATAGCGGAAAGGATCAAGCCCGCGAAATCGGTAAGCTGATGAACCTTTGGGCGCAGAACCGCGCCAACGCCCTTGCCACCTTCAAAAACAAGGTTGAGGGTATGGCCGATGACATTCTCAAAGAGCAGTTGGAGGGCTTTGAACTCACCAATTGGAACGATAAGACCCTCGGCCAAATTCAGGACATCGCAACCGCCCTTGAAAATGTGGAAGTACCCGCCGACATCAAGGAAATGCTGAAGGACTATCCAGACCTTCTCAAAACCCTTGAATCGGCCCTTAAACAACTCGCGGGCAAGAAACTTGAAAACACGGTCAATCCAGAAAAGTTCAAGAAGATTGCCAAGTACGCATCCGAGGCCGCAGATTCCGTCAAGGAGTTCGCCGGGGCTATGAGCGAGATTGCCGAAATCACCAACAACCGCACTCTCGCAGACACCGCAAACGGGCTTTCAGATGTGGCCGATATGGCATCAAAGGCAACGAGCGCCTACTCAAAGTTGAGTGACCTCTGGTCGAGAAGCGGTGGCGGAACGGAATCCGCCTCCGGCATTGGAGCATTGTTCAGTTCCGCTGGTGCGGCGGGTGCAATGGGCGCATGGCTTGCAATCATCGTTGCCCTCAATATGAAGGTTCTCCAGCTTGCCGCCGAGGAAGAAGCGAAGTACCGCCAAATGGAGAATAGTCGGGCAATCCACAACGCTATCCGCGACAAGGACAACATCAAGGATTCAATGTTCGGCACTTCTCCTCTGGACGAAATCAAGCAGGCAAAGGAGAAGGTTGATAAGATTCGTGAAGATATTGACAAGTACCGCGATAGCATTGATTCCTTCCAATTCACGGTTAAGCACTTCGGTTTCTGGGAGAAGGCTCTGGGCTGGATGAACGCGGAGAATTGGAGTGGAGGTGGTGTTGCCCTCGGAGAACTGCTCCCCGATTGGATGAAGTCTATATCCAAGATTGAGGGCGTGTTTGACAAGTACGGCAACCTTGACGCTAATGTGCTTCGCGGAATCCTTGAAACCTATCCAGACCTCACGGAAGAAGAACGGAATTGGATCAATCGTGCGATTGAGGACTCCGAGGCGTATGCCGCAGCCGTGAAGGAGGTTTCTGGCCTTCTCTCCGACATCTTTGGTGATATTGCCAGCGATGCCGCTGATGCACTTATTGACTCTTGGATTGAGGCTGGAAATGCCGCCCTTGACTACGCGGACATTCTTGACGATGTGGCCCGCCGCTATGCCAAGATGCTCATTCAAGACTCAATCTTGAAGAAGGTTCTGACCGAGGAACGGGCGGATGAAATTGCAGATAAGTTCATCCAGGGCGATGTGGATGCCGTAATGGGGATGATTGCAGGAGATATGGAGAAGATTGCTGGATTGGCCCCCTATTGGGAGCAGATTCTCCGTTCCTTTGACCCGTACTTCAAGCGCGAGGCTGACGAAGAAGAAGATGATATGGACGGCCAATCTCTCGGCGCTGGCATCAAAAGCATCACCGAGGAAACGGCCAGCCTTCTCGCCTCCTACATCAATGCGATGCGGGCCGACCTTTCCTTCATGCGTAGCCTTCAGGAACAGGGCTGGAGCGATGTTGCAATCCTCGGAGCGTTCATTCCCACCCTCAATGACTATCTCCAGCAGATTGCCGCCAATACCTTTGACAACGCCCAGCATACCGCAAGCATCCTTTCCGAACTCCAGGCCGTCATCGGTGCGGAGGGTTCTACGGGAATGATTGTTCGCGTCCAAATGGCATAACAAATGTCAATAAAAATTGAGAAATATTGAGCCGTTTTCATAACTTTGTAACGCTATGCTTACCGTTCCACTCATATCCGACTATCGGCCCTTTTACATCCAACTCCAGCCGGGGTTGGCCCAGAACATTCTTGACACCTACAAGGTGGTTGTGAGGGCGCACGAATACCCTTCGGCGCTGAAAGTAAAGGAGCCGTACAAGAACAATTGGAAAGACCAGCACGGGGACGAGGAATTCATTGCCCCGGACGGACTTAAATACGAGGCGTTCACCTTCAAGCTGGAGTGCGCGATGTTCGCCCAGGCATCTTCCACCGATGCCGCAATCGCAGACATCCGCGCAGGGCTTCGTGCGTTCCAAAACGCATTGGCAAGCGGGTTTATGCGCGTCTACGATGCCTATACGGGCTGGGGATTTCGTCAGGTTCGCCTTCAGGAGTTCCCTACTCCGTCAGACGATGCCTACGATGCGTGGAACGGGCATACTCGCCTTCTCTTTTCGGTCACTCTCAAAGTGAATGATCCGAAACAACTTATGAGGTACAACGAGGCAAGCAACAATATCGTGGAGGTTTAACCTATGGCAAGATTTCCAATCTATCATAAGGGCGCAACTATCGCAACCGCCGCGCCTTCATTCACCGGGACTTATCTCAAACCCGGTGTTTTGACATTTAGGGAGATAGCCTCTCCGCATCCGATTCCGTGGCACATCGGTGACTATGTGGACTACCCACGCACGGGGTTGAGGTATTCCCTCTACAAGATTCCCCAGGTCAAGAAACAGGCAAGGCCCGGCTCTCACGGCGCATCCTATCTCTACCAAAGCGTAGAACTCCACGATGCCTCCTATGAGCTTGAAATCTGCCCGTTCCGCGATTTGGTCTACGATGACAACCAGATTCACTTCTCCACGCAGTCCGCTATCTCGGTCTTTGACAATGTGGCTGGTATCGCGGAGAGGGTTCAGGCTTGTCTTGACGCTTTCCGTCCGGGCGGCTGGGTTGTGCGTCTTGCTACCGCAGAAATGGGCGCATCTGCCGAACTGCTGGCCCTTATGGACGAGGAACGCGAGTTCGCGGTTTCCGGCGTAACCCTTCTCGGTGTGCTGGAGAAGGTCTATGAGATATGGCCGGAAGTGGGCTGGGTGTTCACCATTGAAAACGGGATGAATACCATTACCATTGGTGGCGCTGGCCTTAACGGGCTTGGTGATTCCTATGCTTATAGCAAGGGACATGGCCTTACCTCGCTCACCAAGACCTCCGCAGACGAATCGGAGATAGCAAATCGCCTCTATGTGTACGGATCGCAGCGCAATATGCTGGCGAATTGGTATAACCACCAAAACATCTATGGTGCAGAATCCGTAGACATCCAGAACCTGATGCTTCCCTCTGGCCCGGTATCGGGTGACGCGGTGAAATTCGTCTATAACGGCGTTATCTATACCTATTCGGGCAAGGTTTACACTTATCCCTCCGCAGTTGCGCTCTATGAAGGCTGGGGACTTACCGATGACCTCCCCGACCCCGCAAAGGCGTACATTGAGGATGCCGCCTCCATTCTCGCCCGTGGCCTCCGTGAGAAGTCCGTCTACTTTGACGGAAGCGGTGACTTGAAGGAAATCTACCCTACCCTTGAAGGCGTAACTATGGCCGAGGTGCGGGCATCATCCCCGGAGTATGTTCCCGCTGCATCCTGGGCCGACTCCGATAGGGTGGACGAGGTTCATTCTTGCAACAACCCCGTAGATGAAGGTTTCGCCTCTGGCACTCCGGGTAAGGGCGCTGATGTTGTGGACTATGTGGACTACGATAAGCAGGGCCAGATGATAACCGTCCCCGCCAACACCCAGCAGACCGTCCAACTCTGCCAAAAGGACTTCAATGTTGGCCTCGGAAAAGCAGACATCACGATTGACTACCCGTCTATCGGCCTTATTGGTGGATGCGAGGTGGCGCAGATTGAGTTCGTGATGTCAAGAGTGAGCAACGGAACGGTGACGCAGTTCTGCATCAAGCGTGTAGCCCTCACCAACGGCGATGCCGGCTCCCGTTCAACGAAAGAGGGAACGATTAAGAGTGACGATTCTCCTATCTTCATAAGCGGAGATAAGTGCCGGATCACCTACAACCTTATTCTTGACAACTCTGGCAGCACTTCCGCCACAATTGGTGCGCTTACCAATGTTAGCGGAACGCTCACTTACAAGGCCGCCGTCCACCGCGATAAAACCTTCACGATGTACCTGAAGCAGATTGGCTTCAACATCTTGGAGCAGGCCACTCTTGGTGAGGGAATGACGCTGGCGATGCGTTCCGGCGATTGCGCTGGCCGAGAGTTCAAAATCAAGGACGCAATCTACATTCAGTCCACCGACACTTGGAAACTTGAAGTGATCCGTTCCGAGGACGAATCGCTGGCCCAATGGTTCCCGAATAACACCTACCAAATTGCGGCGGGCGACCACTTTGTCCTTCTGGATATTGCGATGCCAGCGATGTATATCTCAATCGCGGAAAAGCGCCTCCTTGCCGCCGCCCAGGAACTCCTTGCTGATACGGCCCGTGAGCAATGGCAATACACTCCCGACATTGACGCGAAGTTTATGGTGGAGAGTGGCCGGACGATTCTTCCCGCCCGTAATATCACCCTGGAGGATGACATCGTGCCGAGTGGTGCGGTGTCTATGCTGGTGGATTCCGTCACGATCAACGAGGGTGAGGCCGAGATTCCGACCTACAAGGTAACGCTCCGCGCCCGCAAGAAGAAGTCCTACTCCGATAAGGCATCCGTCACGCCGATTTCTTCCCGTTCCGTAGAAGAAATCAAGGAGGATTCTTCGGATAGCAGTTCTTCCTCCGGCAGCGGCTCTGGCGGAACGGGTCACACTCACGCCAACAAGGATGCGCTGGATAAACTCGGCGTATCGGGCCTTTATGTGACCGTAGACGGCTCAAAATCCCAGGCCGGGTACGCAGACTCCGCTGGGGAGGCAGACCACTCCACAAGCTCCGATTACGCCACGGAAGCGGGCCACGCGGATTCCGCAGACGAGGCCACCCACGCCACCAATGCCGATGATGCGCTCCATGCAGACAATGCAGACCTCGCCACCCGTGCGCTGACCGCAGATTATGCCCTTGATTCTGATAAGTGGGACGGAGAGCATTTCGGTGACTATCTCAATCAGGGTGTCCGCACCTCCGACCAGCCGAACTTCGCTGGAGTTACTACCCCGAATGTGAAGTCCGCTGATTTCACCACCGGGCCTCTCGGCTCCGGCTTCCGTCTTTATAAGCCAACGGGCGGTAATTCCTCGCTGGAGATTGACGAGATCACCGTCCGAAAAACTATGAAGGTCTTTGAACTGATTATCCAGCAGATTCAGTTCCAGGGCGGTATCGTAATCTATTCTGCCGCCGCTATTGAATGTACGAAGGTGGTTGAGTTGGAAACGGGCTACAAATGCTACTTTGACACGAAGGAGGACGAGAACGGCAACGCCCAAGTACCGAACCTCTTTGCAGTTGGCGACCAGGCCCGTTGCCAGCGGTTCCAGCTTGCCAACACCGTGGCGAAATACTATTGGCGTTTGGTAACGGAGGTTGGAACGGACTACATCATATTGAGTAAGACTGACTGCGATACGGGTTCTGGCGTTCCCGCCGCTGGGGACAACATTGTTCAACTCGGTAACAGGACGCAGACCTCCCGAATGAACGCCCAGGTGGTTACGGTGTCCGATTCCAACTCCCCTCGCACCGATTACTATAAGGGCATCAATTCCTATGACCTCACGGGCAAGCTCATTACCACCGTTGGCGTAAGGAACGGAGAGGTTGGCGTTTGGACGAAGAACGGCTCATTTGAAGGCGTTGTGACTATCTCCGGCGGCTCTGGCCTCCAGAACCTTGACGAGTGGGCGGATGTGTCTGCCTCCATTGTTGCGGCCCAAACCGCAGCGGACAAGGCTCTTGACCTCCTTTCCGACATCAATGATGACAACATCCTTGACCTCTCGGAGAAGGCCACTATCCGTACCGAGTGGATCACAATCAACGGCACCCCGTCTACATCCCGTGGCTCCACGAAAGGCTCTTATGCCGCCACGAAGGCGATGTTTGAGCAGTACGCCCAGCAAATCGGGCAGACGGTGTTCACCAACGGCGCTCTCGTCTACACATTCAATGGCGTAAAGTACACCTACCGCAATGTGGGTGTGGCCGTGCTGGACTCCACTTACCTTGCCCTCCGAGAGTTCCTTGCCACCGTTTCGCTGAACGATAGCGAAAATGTGTTCCGTGGGTTTGATCGGGCGAAGTTCTCCGAACTGCTTACGGCCTACTACGATGCCGAAATCAAGGTGAACGATGCAATCAACAAGTGCCTCCAGAACGAGATTGCAATCGCCAAGTCCGAAATCCTTGCCGACCTCGCCGCCTACGAATCCGCAATCAACCAGACGATTGAGGAAATGCAGTCGGTGATTGACAACACCATTGAAACTTGGTTCGCCGCCGGCACCCCTACGCTCTCCAACTATCCCGCCTCCGATTGGAACACCGATGCGCTCAAAGAACAGCACATCGGCGACCTCTACTACGATAACGGCTCTGGCGCAACGGCTGGCTTTGCCTTCCGTTTTGAGCGCACGGGTTCTCCAGGCAACTACACCTACCAATGGAATGTCCTTCAGGACTCCGCCTTCGCCGTAGCTCTTGCGGCGGCCAATAGGGCGCAGGACACCGCAGACGGCAAGCGCCGTACCTTCCTCGCCCAGCCTGGGACGGATGATGCCTACGATGCCGGAGATATGTGGCTCCACGCTACGCTCACCAACTCCAGCGGCACTTACACCAACGAAACCCTTGTGGCGCAGAACCACAAGGACGCTGGCGTAGCCTTCGTGCCTAACGATTGGGTGCGGGCCGATAAGTACACCGATGACACCGTAGCCAATGCCGCAGCCGCCGCTGCATCCAACGCCCAAACAACCGCGGATAACGCAGCCATTGCGGCCCAAAACGCGCAGACCAAAGCCAATAGCGCCTATGACATCGCGGATGCCGCAAAGACGCGCCTTGACACTTGGGCTGATGACGGCTATATCTCCCCCGAAGAAAAGAGCGCCCTCAAACAGCAGAGGGCTGATATTGAGGCCGAGAAGGTGCAGATTTGCGCCGATGCGGCCCTTTATCCTACCGTTTCCGATACGGACTATGTGGCCGCCTATAACGCGATTTGCGGCACTAACGGAGTCTTTGACAAGTACACGGCCAGCACCCCGGAGAATATTCCCGTAGTGGCCGCAGAGCTTGCTCTCATTGACGCATACTATGACGAGCGCACGGGCATCCTCAATGCGATTGCCGCCGCCGCCAAAGCAAAGGCCGATGCCGCCCAGCAGACCGCAGACCAAGCAAAGAACGCAGCAGACCTCGCACTTCAGGCTATCGCAGACATCAACGATGACTCGGTGCTTGATATTTCCGAGAAATGCTCCGTCCGCACCCTATGGATTGGCATCAATGGCGTAGTTTCCACTTCCTCTATGGGAACAACGGGTACTTATGCCGCCGCCAAGAGGATGCTGGACGAGTACACGGGTTCTCGCGTTCCCGTCAAGTATGTGTTCAACGGAGTTGTTTACACCTTCAACGGCGTTGCCTACATCTACAACCGAATGGGTGGCGCTGCTCTTGACTCTGCTTATCTCGCCCTCCGAGAGTACCTTGCCGAGTGTGGGCTGAATAGAAACGAATCCTTTGAGGGCTTTGATCGTGAGAAATACTCCAACCTCGTCCGTGACTACGATGTGGCCCTCAACTATGTGCAAAAAACCCTCACCGATGTGGCGAAGGGCATCGCAGAGGATGCCACATGGCAGTTGAACGAATGGGGCGCTGACGGCGCTATCTCCCCTATGGAGAAACGCGGTCTGCTCCAGATTCTCAATGACCTTAAAGCGGAGTATGCCACCCTTACCGAAAAGGCCGATAAGTACGGCATCGGTTCGGCGGTTACGGAGTTTGCCGAGTATGTGGCCGCCTTCAAGCGCCTCTACGATGACACAACCACGCCCGTTTCCGGCGTTCTGGTGAAATACACCGCAGACCTTACCACAACCTCTGCCCGCGATGCTGACTATGAGTACATCGCCCTCTACTATCCCAAGCGCGATGCGCTGGCCGAGAAGGTAGATGCCGCCGAAAAGAGCCTCATTGACGCAAAGGCCGCGGCCTCCGATGTGGAATACCTCACCACCGCACTTGCAAAGGACAACACCGTCATCACGGGTGGTGTGGTGCTTTCCTCCTTCATTGGGGTTAAGGACTCGCAGAGTAATGTCAAGGCCGCTATCAACGCCTCCGGCTCGGTGGCTGGGTTCTCCGATTCCACCCACGGCAAACTGATGATTGCTGCGGGCATCGGCACTCTCGCCCAGGCAAAGGACACGGCCAAGTTCCGTGTGTTTGAGGACGGCCATATCGTTGCCGAAAGCGGTGTGATTGGCGGCTTCACTATTTCAAGCACCGAACTCTACGCGGGTAGCGGAAGTTCCTACATTGAGCTTTGCGCTGACTCTACGCCGGATCACTTCATACTTGCTGGCGGCAGTTCAACCTCCAACGCGCCGTTCTATGTCAAAAAGAGTGGTGAGATTAAGGCTACCAGCGGTACGATTGGCGGCTGGACTCTCGGAACGAACAAACTCTCGTCCGGCTCGTCTACGGGATATGTTGCGTTTGATAGTAACACCTCCAACACCTACGCCATTTGGGCTGGTAGCGCAACGGCGGCAAATGCTCCGTTCAGCGTAACCCGCGCTGGCGCAATCAAGGCCACCAGCGGTACGATTGGCGGCTTTGAGATTGGTACTGATTACATTGGCGCTCATACCGCGCAAATTATCAATGGTACTCGCATAATCAAAGGCGGTATCAGTATGTGGAAGGGCGATTCTTGTAGGGTTGATATTGGCGCAGAGGGGTCGAGCCGTAGCGGAGAGTCCTTCATTTTCCTCGGATATGACAAGGAGTTCTCTATTAAGGCTTATGACGGAATGTTCGCCGGACTTCGCCCTATGACCCGCCGCGATACCTCTGGAAGTATCTCTCTTGATAATTTTGACTTCACCGTTATTGCCGCGAACTCCAATGCGAACACCGTCACGCTGCCCTCGACATCTATGTACTTCAAGGGGCAGACCTACATCATTTACAACGAGTACGCCAAGAGTCTAACCATTAACCCGAATGGCGAAACGATATACTACAAGGGCGGAGTGAAAAACACCTCCTTTGTTGTAATGAGTAGCGTTGGCTTTGTTCTGCTCTCTTGCTTCACCACGGGAATTTGGATTTGTAGCGTCCACGCAGATGATTAACCCTCAATATATTATGAAAAAGATTGATTTTCAGCACTTTAAGATGTTTCAAGACATTGCCCATGAGCAAATCGTAGAAACTGATGCCCGCCGCGAAATCGCTGACATTCTCTACAAGAATGTGAACGGCGTAGCGGCCCTTGACCTCGCAATGCGTATCTTCAAATCCGAGGGTGAAATGGAGCTTTCGGAGGAAGATATGCAGATTCTCCGCCCCTTCGTTGAAAACGGGTTCACGCCCGCGTTCATTGACTCTTTTAACTCCAATCTCAAATAACTATGTCAGCAACTGAAACCCCAATCACCACCCTGTTCCCGGCGAGTAAGAACCCCGCCGACCTTCAGGGCAAAGCGGTGCAACTCGTTGCATCCAACGGCGATGCGATGCTCTTTGATGCTTCGCTCCTTTCAACGCCGGCGAAAGACCTCTCTATGTACTCCGTAGAGGGCCAATCCCTCGGCGCTCGTTCTACTGCCAATATGTATGTTGTGCGGACGGCTGGAACATACAAGCTCCCGCTGGTCTACGGCAACGCCATTGAGAACGGCGTAAAGAACGAGGCCGCCTACACTCGGCAGGGTAGCACCTACACCGCCGACTTCGTGAACCACCTCGGCGTGGCTATCTCCGACCCCTACATTGAGAAGAACCCCAACTGCCAGGCGAACTCCGCTGGACTTCTTTGGCAGACCGCGCAGAGCCTTATCACCTCCGTGCAACTCATTGAGGGTGGCGACTGCAAGTACATTCAGTTCACCGCGGGCAACATCCCCGCCACCAACGGACTTGCCGTCCTCTTTGTCAAGGACTCCCAGGGCCGCATCATGTGGTCTTGGACGATTTGGCTCACCTCGGACGAACTCGGCCCGGACGATTACACCAACCACACCCCGGCCAACTACAAGTTGATGTCCGAGAACCTGGGCGCGATTTGGAACGATGCCCGCACCCGTTGCGTGAACCCTCACTATCAGTGGGGCCGCAAGGATGCTTTC